TTAACGAATCATCTATACGCGCATTCAGCATCCGAAATTACGCCCGCATGGAGAAATCCAGAGCGGGCGTTTCCATTTCGCGCGCCCCTCAGCCACCCGCAGCGCCTAAAGCTCCCCTGCCGCGATAAAACGCGAGAGCGCTCATCAGGCGAGGCGGCGCGCGAAACCCTTGGAAATCCTTTGTAATTAGGAGCCCTCAAAACTGAGGCCTCCTCAACGCATGGGTCTGACGAATGTCCACCGACCAGCTCAAGTTACTCGCCCGCATGATCCGAGACGGTCAGGCCAAGATCGTTGAGAAGGGCGGCAAGATCGTTCCGGTGAGTTTGATTTGATGGCTGAAAACGTAGTCCAGCTACGCGATTGGAAGCGCCGCGAAGAACGCAAGGCAGCCATGGACAAGCTGGTTGCTGATTCATGGGCTGAGATTGCCCCCTGCGAAATGCCGCCCGTACAGCCGAACTACCAGGCACCATCGGATGACCCCGCGTGATCAAGACTGTTGAGATGCCAATTGACGGGTTGGAGTGGCGTACTGCCGTATGCTGCCCGGAGTACGAGGTAAGCGAACTAGGTCACATTCGCAGGCGCTTGCCTAACCGGAGGGGTATTCTTGATACGGCTCTCAGGGCTCCATATCGCAAAAGCGAAGACTGGTATGACCAATACGATCTATATCCACTTGAGGGTGAGCGGGTAAGGACCTCAGCCCATCAATTGGTTGCTGAGGCGTTCATTGGATCAAAGCCGTTTGATGACGCTCAGATCCGCCACTTGGATGGCAACAAAAGGAACAATCGACCCTCTAATCTTGCATGGGGAACTGCCGCCGAGAATGCCGCAGACAAATCACTGCATGGGACGCTTATGCTGGGCGATGACCACACGAATGCGAAGCTGAGTGTCGATCGAGTCAAGGAAGCCCGACGTCTCGCTTCTACGGGAGTTTACCGCAAGGACATCGCCAAGATGTTCAATGTTTCACGTCAAACGATCGACGATGCCGTCAATCGCAAAGTATGGGCTCACGTCGCATGACCCTAGCCGTATTCGACTTCACCTCGATCGCCCGCAAGCTCAACTGTCAAGAGCAGAAAGCCGACTTCGAGGAGAAGAACCCGAAGGCCGAGCCGAACAAGGTAGTTTGGCATCCTGTGTGGGGTTATGGGGCGCCTGTGCCGCTGGCTGACGGGTGCGGGAGCACTCAGGCTGGCCGCATCACCGGCGGCTCGTGTGAGAGCGTCACTATTGCGACGGCTGATTTGCCTCCATATTCTCCCTCGGATTTCAACGAAGCTGCCCGCAAATTCATGGCTGAGAACAGCAAGGGTTTCAATCTGCCTGACCTAAGGGATCGGGTTAAGTGGGCTGAAAGGCTCGCGCAATGTGCTCTGGATGCTTACAAGGTGAAGATCTGATGCGTAACCGGGTGACAAGTGGCTGAGCGTGGCCGACAGCCCGGATTCCGCATGTCGGATGAGCACCGGGTTAAAATCAAAAACAGCAATATCTTGAATGCGCTTATCGAGCACGTTCAGGGTGAGCGTGACATGAGTGCAACACAAGTATCCGCAGGCTTGGGATTGCTCAAGAAAGTGATGCCGGATCTAGCCGCCACGCAAATCTCAGGTGACGAGGATAATCCTGTTTCGATCCTCCACCGCATCGAGCGCGTGATTGTCAGCCCTTCAAATCAAGACGGCTAAGGTATTCGAGCCGCTACTGCATCCCTCCCGATACAAGGGGGCACATGGAGGGCGCGGCTCTGGCAAGTCCCATTTCTTCGGCGAGCTTGCAGTTGAGGACGCATTAAGGGCGCCAGGTGATTACGGCGAGGGTCTGCGGATGGTGTGCATCCGAGAGGTTCAACGCGATCTGACGCAAAGTTCCAAGCTGCTGATAGAAGACAAGATCAGGAGGCTAAGGCTTACGGAAGCTGACGGCTTCAAGATCTGGAATGACAGGATCGAACTTCCCAAGGATGGGGTGGCGATCTTCAAGGGTATGAAGGACTATTCGGCGGATTCCGTAAAGTCGCTGGAGGGCTTTCATCGGGCCTGGATGGAAGAGGCGCAATCGATCTCGGCGCGCTCGCTGTCATTGCTCAGGCCTACAATCCGCTCGCCTAGCTCTGAAATATGGGCGAGTTGGAACCCAACCCGCAAGAGTGATGCGGTTGATGATTTCTTTCTCGGCCCGCTTGGGCTGCCGAAGGGCGCAACGGTTGTCCAGGCCAACTGGCGGGATAATCCGTTCTGGACGGCCGAGCTCGAAGAAGAACGTAAGATCGAACTGGAGCGCTATCCAGAGCGCTACGACCACACTTACGAAGGCGGTTACGCGGCAGCCTTCGAGGGCGCCTATTACGCTGCAATGCTCTCAGAGGCCAAGCGACAAGGCCGCATAGGGGTTGTTACTGCTGACCCGCTGTTGCCGCTTCGAGCGTTTATCGACATCGGCGGCTCTGGCGCAAATGCCGACGCCTTCACCATCTGGGTTGTCCAGTGGGTAGGGCAGGAAATCCGCATCCTCGACTATTACGAGGCGGTCGGCCAAGTGCTGGCTGCTCACGTCGCTTGGCTGCGCAAGAGTGGTTATGAAAACGCCGTGCTCTATCTGCCGCACGATGGCGTGAACGAAAACAATATCACCGGCAAGCGCTACGAAGATCATCTTCGCGATGCCGGCTTCAAGGTTGAACCCCCGGTCAAGAACCAGGGCAAAGGCGCCGCGTCTATGCGGATCGAGGCTGTGCGTCGGCTTGGTCCCAAGATGTGGTGGAATGAAGCAACAACGGAATCTGGCCGGCAAGCGGTCGGATTTTATCACGAACGGAAAGACGAAACACGCAATGTTGGTCTCGGTCCTGATCATGATTGGTCGTCGCATGCTGCGGACTCGCTCGGCCTGATGGCTGTTTGTTACGAGGAGCCGGGCCGGGCTGCGAACTTCAACCGCTCGATCAATTACCCGCGCACGGCTGTAGCATGATCAATATATCAATGTGCCGGCGCGGCAGCGGGTGGCATGACCATCCCTGCAAATTTCCAATTATTGGGTTAGGTGTTATCTCAATTGGACAGTTGATTTTCCATTCCGCTCATCGCTATCCAGGCGATCCGGTGTGGACCGTTGAGACGATTGGCCTCTGATGCCTAAACTCTCCACGTCCGAGCTGCGCGCCCTGATCTCGACGCAGAAAGCGGACGCGCTTGCGGCCACTCAATCAGCCAAGCTGACCCTGGAGCGTGAGCGCAACGATCGCTATTACAATGGCGACATGGAAATGGATCTGCCGTCTGAAATCGGCAGGTCTAGCGCTATTTCATCCGATGTTGCTGATGTCGTTGAAGGGCTGATGCCGCACCTCATGGACATCTTTGCTGGCTCTGACGAGGTTGTTAGGTTTGAGCCGGTTGGACCGGAGGACGAGCAGGGCGCCCAGCAGGAAACCGACTATGTGAACCATGTGTTTATGCAGCAGAATCCTGGCTTCATGGTGATGTATTCATTCATCAAGGATGCGCTGTTGCTGAAGAATGGGATTGTGAAGGTCTGGTGGGACGAGCGCGAGGAAGAGGAAAAAGAGACCTATTACGATCTCAATGAGGATCAGTTTGCACTGCTGGCACAGGCTGTAATGCAGCCGGATAGCGGGTTGGAGATCATCGAGCATACGGTCAATAACGAAGCTGCCGAGCCCGCAGAGGCGGCTAGTTGATGAATGCTATGATGCCGCAGCCTGCGCAAATGCCCGCACCGGCGGCCTCCGCTGCGCCTCCTATGCCAACTGTAACGCATGACGTCACAATCCTGCGCACGCGCAAGTATGCCCAGGCCAAGGTTCTCGGCGTTCCCCCGGAAGAATTCGGCATCGAGCGCAACGCTCGCAACATCAAGGATTGCAACTACGCCTATCATGACATCGTAACCAAGAGCCGCGCTGAGTGGATTGCGGAGGGTTACGACGAAGCGCAGGTGATGAAGCTCCCGGAATACACGGGGCTTAATCAGGCTGAGACGATCGCGCGTGATACCGTCTACGAACATTCCCAAGCGGGTGGTTCGACCACCAACATTGCCGCTCAGATCGTTAAAGTCACCGAACACTATATTCGGATGGATTACGAGGGCAACAACAAGCCCAAGCTATACCAGGTCATCACTGGCGGCGACGATGGCGAGATCCTGACGAGGGACGGCAAGGAGGCGGTTGAAGAGTTCGACCAGATGCCATTTGCCGGGGCAACTCCGATTCCTGTCCCGCACAGGTTCTTTGGCAAGGCGATTGCCGATCTGGTGATTCCGATCCAGAAAGAGAAAACCGCGATGAAGCGCGGGGCTCTCGACAATCTGTATCTGCACAACAATCCGCGCGTTGAGGTGGCCGAGCAGAACGCCGGGCCGAACACACTGGATGATTTGCTGGTTTCACGGCCGGGCGGGATTGTCCGCACCAAGACAGCCGGCGGCCTTAATTGGCAGGTTGTTCCAGATATTACCGGCAGCATTTATCCGATGCTGCAATACCTCGATGCCGATCTGGAGGCCAAGACGGGCCTTGCCAAGCAGACGCAGGGTATCGACGCCAACGCGCTCCAGAACCAGAGTGCGACCGCTGTAGCGCAGGTGTTTTCAGCCTCGCAGATGCGGATCAAGCTGATTGCCCGCGTGCTAGCGGAAGGCGTGCGGGATATGTTCTCGCTGCTTCATGGCACGATCAGAAAGCACGGCTCGGAAGCGCAAACGGTCAGGCTTCGCAATCAGTGGGTTTCGGTCGATCCAAGGAACTGGAAAACCCGCAATGACATGACGATTGCGGTTGGGCTCGGCAACGGGTCCAAGACGCAGCAGTTCGCCCAGGTCATGGCGCTCGCGAATGTCCAGAAGGAGCTTATTGCCGGCGGCAAGGCTCACATGGTCATGGATGACAAGCTGTTCAACATGGCGACCGAGCTCTGCAAGATCATGGGCTACAAGAACCCCGATAGGTTCTTCTGTGATCCCAGCGAGAAGAACCCGGATGGCTCGCCGAAGTATCCGCCGCAGCCTCCGGCGCCCGATCCCAAGGTCATGGCGATCCAGGCCCAGGCGCAGAACGACCAGCAGGAACTGGCACTCAAGGCGCAGCTTGACAAGCAGAAGGCGCAGGACGCCGCCGAGCTGGCGCAGTTCAAGGCCGAGATGGATGCCAAACTGAAGATCATCGACGCGCATATGAAGGCGCTGGAGATGGAGCGCAAGGCCGGCGCGGACCAGCAAGCGCATCACGCCAAGATCGCCGAGACTGTCGTGGGTGTTGTTGCAGATGCTCACAAGCACGACATGGCAATGGCGCACGAGCAGCAGGTGCATGACCAGAAACTTGAGCAGGCCGATAAGGCACACGAAGCCAAGCTTGCGCAGATGAAACAGCAACCGAAGGGGAACGGTAAATGATGTGGCTGGCAATTTATCTGTACGCTATGGGCTCTACTGTAGTGTGGTGGTACGCCCGGAAACACGGTGAAAAGTCTTTGGGCAGCAAGCTCCTTGTCGCCGTGCTCTGGCCTGTTTTTATGCCACTCGTAGCGCTGCTGGGCTAGTTTTGATGGAAGCCAAGGGGAACGGTAAGTGAGCCACGAAACCGGCACGGGTCAAATCGCCAAGGCGATTGGGTTCGATGAAAAAGCAGTTGTTGGTCTTCGCTACGAGGACGGTGGCAAAATCCAAGTCGTTACGCTGCCCGATGGCACTGAGTATCGCTTGCCCGGCGCATATCATAACTGGAACATCATTGCGGCCTTGAAGGAGATCAGGAATGCGTGACGAGGACGACAAGCACGCGGAGATGATCCATTTCCTCCGTAACAGCACCCAGCTTGCAAGGTTTTCTCGCATGGAAGTGCGGGACTTCATCGAGCGGCTGGATGCTGAGGGCTATATGATCGACCACAAGCCTGTCCCGCTCATTGATCCGCCGACCGAGCCGCCGATTGAATTTGCCGTGGTGATCGATGTCTGACGAAATCGTCGTCAACTGCGATAACTGCCGGTTCTCGGATCTGCATCCCGACGCGGATCACCTCCTGATCTGCCGACGCAAATGCCCAGACAAGTCCAACAACGTCCATCACGCGATTTGGCCGATTGTCAAATTGACCGATTGGTGCGGTGACTTTGAAGAAGTCGTGGATGTCTGAGAGCAAGCCAAGGGTTCGCGTTAAGGCGCGCCGCATGACCATCCTTCGGGTTGGCGGTGTATCTCGTGTCTTGGGCGGGTATGACAAGGCATTTTGTTGCCAACTCGGCAAGCTATTTGATCGCGGTAGAGTGTTCAGCATCAAGCTGCTTGCGCGCAGTGGTGATTACGACAAGTACGCGGTAATCCATGACTGACGAGATCGAGCTTCAGAAGGCCATTAATCGCGCTCAGAAGGCCGCTGGGCTGCTCGACAACGAACTACTAGCCGAGGCGTTCAAGACGCTGGAGCAAGCCTATATCGACTTCTGGCGGCTTACAAAGCCGGAAGACAGCATGGCCCGCGAGAAGGCATTCATTGCAATTAACATCGTGGGCAAGGTCAAGGATCATCTCGCCAAGGTGGTCGATCACGGCAGGTTGGCGCAGGCTGATCTGAACAAGCTCCACGCCGACGCGGAGCGTAAAAAGCGTTTCGGATTGATTTAGGAGCCAACGGGGAACCGCGCTCGATCAGGCCCTTATAAGGCTAGTCCGCAAGGACTGCGGTGACAGCCGGGAAAGACCGGCGCAACACAAGGAAATCTTATGTCTGATACCGCTCCCGTGGCCCAAGAGGCCGCGCCCGGACCCATTGACTATCAGCCCCCGGCATTCAGCCAGGAGGCGCTTTCTCTCGATGACGCAATGCGGATCTTCACCGAGCCGCCCGAGAAGAAAAAGGAAGAACAAGCGGAAGCGCCTGCAAAGGCTGCTGAGCAACCCGAATCTGCGCAAGCAGACAGCGACCCGGCAACGGACCCCGCTGAACAACCGCAAGCGGCCGAACCGGAAGATAACCTTCCGCCCATCGATCCGCCGAGGTCTTGGACGCAAGCCGAGAAGGAACGTTTCCAATCCTTGCCTCGTGAGACGCAGGAATACCTGCACACTCGCGAACAGGAGCGGGACCGCGATTTCCGCACGCGTCAAAATGAACTCGCTGAACAGCGCAAGGCCGTCGAGGCCGAGCGCCAGAAGGCAGAGCAGGTAAAACAGCAATACGAAGCACAGCTTCCCGCGCTCATGAGGGAACTGGAAAGCGTCAATCAGGCGCAATTCAGCGACATCAGGACGATGGAGGATGTGGTCAAGCTCCAAGCCGAAGATCCGTTCCGGTTTCAGTCATGGCAGGTGCATCAGATGCGCCTACAGGCTGTAAAGCAGGAATCGGACAGGGCCGCACAGGAGAAGCAGACCGCCGAGCAAACCAATTGGGCGAAGCACGTCCAAGAGGAGAATGCGAAGGCGGCCGAATTCATCCCGGAGCTTGCCGACAAGGACAAGGGCGAGGCGCTAACAAAGCGCGTTGCCACTGAATTGCTACCCGAACTCGGTTTCAAAGAAAGCGAACTCGCTGACCTCGCCATGGGTAAGTCGAAGCTCTCGATTTACGACCATCGCGTGCAGCGACTCCTCGCAGAATCCCTGAAGCTTCGGGACATTCAGAAAGCCAAGGTTGCTGCTGTCACCAAGCCTCTCCCGCCGGTTCAGAAGCCGGGCACCAAGCAGCCCTCAGGTGCTGCGCAGGCCCAATCCGTTCAAGCCCTCAATCAGAAACTCAGCGCCTCAGGCTCCATCGACGACGCATTAGCGCTCCTCATGGCCCAGCGCAAATCAGCTTAAAGGAACTACAATGTCTCTCCCGACCAATGCGCTCGCGACCTATGAGGCCGTGGGCAACCGCGAAGATCTTTCCAACATCATCTATCGTATCGACCCGACTGATACGCCCTTCATGTCGGGCATTGCCCGTGAGACTGCAACTGCGGTCAACCACGAATGGCAGACCCAGGCTCTTGCCGCTGCGTCCACTGCGAACTACCAACTGGAAGGCGACGACATCGTTGCCGATGCTGCGACCGCGACTGTTCGTCTTGGCAACATCTGCCAGATCTCGCGCAAGTCGGCCCAGGTCTCGGGTACCCAGCAGGCGGTCATTCACGCCGGCCGTGGCAATGAGCTTGACTACCAGGTCATGTTGAAGGGCCTTGAGCTCAAGCGCGACATGGAATCGACGCTCGTTGGCACCAACCAGGCCAAGGCGACCGGCTCTGACGCGGTTGTGCGTAAGACTGCCTCTATCCTGTCCTGGATCAAGACCAACACCTCTAAGGGCTCTGCCGGCGGCGCGGCTGACCCGTCTGCGGCCGATGGCACGGGCACCCGTACCGATGGCACGCAGATTGCGTTCACCGAAGCGCGCCTGAAGACTGTCCTGTCCGCGATCTGGACCTCCGGCGGCAAGCCGGACATCATCTATACCGGCGCCTTCAACAAGCAGGTGTTCTCGACCTTCACCGGCCGTTCCTCGCCGATCGAGCAGGCTTCGTCGAAGAAGATCGTTGCGTCGGTTGACGCTTACGAATCCGACTTCGGCAAGCTGAAGGTCATGGCGAACCGTTTCCAGCGCACCCGTGACGTGCTCGTTCTCGAAACCGAGAAGTGGGCAATGGCGACCATGAAGGGTCGCGCGATGCTCTCGATCCCGCTGGCCCGTACCGGCGACTCTGAGCGGCGCGCTGTCGTGAGTGAATATGCATTGGTCAGTCGAAACGAGAAAGCAAGCGGCGGCGTATTTGACAACACAACGAGCTGATTAGGCTTCATCATCAACCCATATGGGCGGTCCTTTGTGGCCGCCCTTTTCCTTTTCGGAGGCTTAATTGACCGAATACACGATCTCTCAGGAGGGGGCGATTGCAGCGGCCACGGCCAATATGGCCTGGGACGTTTACGATGCTGATGCCTCTCTCCGCACCAAGAAAGTCACGTCAACCCAGCTTGCGACGTATCTTGCTGGAACGCCAGGCGCGACTGCTGCAACGGCTCCGATGATCGATGCGGAGCAGTACATCATTCAGGCGGCGGACAGCGCGGCTGACAGCAATGCTGGTTTGGACTCGGCCACTGCGGCCGCCATGTTCACCACGAATAACGGCGCTGTCACGATCTCGACGGGCGGCGTCTACTTCTTCGAGGCGAACTACTTCCTCACCAATACCGGCACCACTTCTCACACTTGGGCGACCTTGTTCGGTGGCACGGCGACCTTCAATGCCGCTGGCACTTCGTATTCGGCATTCGGCAATTCCGGCACGACCGCTAATACGCCTGCAACTGGTGGCCTATCTGGCTTCTTTACCGGATCGACCATGACGACTGCGGTTGTTGTTACCGCTGCGTCTACCTCCGCAACTGAACAGGTTGCGGTTCAACTCACTGGCACGATCTCATGTTTGGCCGGCGGCACGTTAATTCCGCAGATGAAGGCGAGTGCTCGGCCTGGTGCAAGCGGCACGCCCGGCGTGGTTCACAAGGCTGGTTCGTTCTTCCGCATTTGGCAGGTGCCGACGCTCGGCACGCAGGGCAATTGGTCCTAAGAAAGGTCTAACTAATGGCACTTCCCACCAATCACCCGCTGTTGCGGGAGAACTTTGCTACGGTTTATTGCCCCTCGATTGGTTCTTCGCCTGTCGCGGCCTATATCCGCGTTCCCTACCGCGCTCGTATTGGTAAGGTCAGCGTCATTCCTCAGGGCACGATCACGACTGCCGACTGTACGGTTACGGTTGCGGTCAATGGCACGACTAACACGGCTCTTGCCGGCACTCTTCCTGTGTCGGGTGCCGCGCCCGGCGTTGCTGCTGTCTGGACGCCCACGACGACCGTTGTTGTGAACGAGGACGATTATATCACGTTCACGCCGTCTGCTGCATCTGGTTCGAGCATTGCCGGCGTGTTCGGCATCAACTTCATCGCGGCCTAAGCCATGCAGCAGTATATCGGCACTGGCCGGATCGGTACGGCCCAGAACGTTGCCTATACCGGAACTGCCGGCGCCGTGAACGCTGTCGGTACGGAAACATACAAGGTGCGTGTTTTGGTGACGACTGATGCATTTGTCACCACTGACGGCACCACGCCGAGCGCAACCAGCGGGGCATACGTCGTCGCGCTTTCCCCGGAATACTTCACGGTTACGCCGGGGCAGGTTGTCAAGGCCGTGCAGGTCTCGTCGGGTGGCACACTCTACGTTACTGAGATTGTCTGATGCAAACCAGGATCTTCCTCGAAGACGATAAGACCGTTGTCGAGCAGATTCAGGACGTGGAGGACATTCTAGAGCACAACAAAGCCTTGCGCGCCGAGAAGCAGAATAGCGATTGGGGGCGGCACGTTGCCCGTATTCCAAACGTAATTATGGTGCGCTGGCTGAACGAGGAATGGGCGAGGGGCAACACCACCATTCGCCTGTTCGGTCCTGAGATGGACGCGCTCGTCGAACGCAAGCTGAAAGATCCTGAGTGGGCGTATTTGCGCACTGACAGCGCCCAGGTTCAGGGCTTCATGGGGTTTGGATCGTGAGCCTTTCCACTTATGCCGATCTTCAGGCCCAAGTAGCAAACTGGCTCGCTCGGTCTGATCTGACAGCCTACATTCCCGACATGATTACGCTGTTTGAAGCGTCGGCGTGTCGGAGGTTGAAGGTCCGGCCGATGGAGACGACTGTTTCCATTGCCACGACGGCGGGTGTTGGAACACTCCCGACTGATTTTCTCGGCTATCGCCGCGTTACGTGGACGGGGCAGCCCACGACTGATTTGAATTACGTCGCTCCGTCTGCGTTCAAGTATGACACGCCTTATTCTGTTGCAGGTACGCCGCAGGAATTCACGATCGAGGGTACAAGCATCTCGATCAACCCCCAGGACGATACCGGACTACAAATGGTCTACTATCAGCGAACCGCTGCGGTTAGCGGAACGCTGAATTGGCTTTGGACCAATCATCCCGACGCTTATCTGTTCGGAACGTTGGTAGAGGCAACTGCCTTCACCAAGGACGCCACGAAAGCCGCTCTCTGGAAGGCCCGCAGGGACGAGGTATTTGACGAGATCGCCATGCTTGACTTCAACGAGCGTCAGGGCATGGCAATTCGCGTGCTGAGCGTCACGCCCTAATGCCGCTTCTCAAACTCAATGAGTGGTTGCCTGACACTTCGGATTATGAGAACGACACTGCACACGCGATCCAGAACGTCATTCCTCGCGGGGACGGTTACGGCCCGTTCCCATCGTTTGCAGCGGCAACCCAAGCCATGCCTTCCGCGTGCCGTGGCGCCTTCTACGCCCTGAAATCTGACGGCACGGTTCAGGTCTTCGCCGGCACTAGCAACGGCCTCTATCGGCTGAACAACACGGATCTTAGCTGGATTCCGGTGAGCCGGATTGCAAACTGTACGATCTCGAACGCAAGCCCCGGCGTTGTAACTTACGCCAATTCATTCGCTGACCAGGAGCCGATAGTATTTGGCGCCGGATCGGGAACGCTCCCTTCCCAGATTGTTGCCGGCACAGTCTACTATGCCAAAAGCCCAAGCGGCAGCAGCTTCAACGTCTCTGCGACTCCCGGTGGCACGGCCATCAATACCTCGGGCGGCTCTGGCACGGTCAACGTTACTTCACACTATGCCTCGCTGTCTTCCAACGCTCAATGGCAGTTCGTGCAGACGGGAAGCCTTGTCTGGGCAACCCAAGCCAACGAGCCCTTGCAGGTCTTTGATCTGTCGTCTGCCACTGCATTCTCGAACTCGCTTGGTAGCCCTCCGCAGGCAGCCTACATCTCAGTGGTTGGCCGGTTTCTCGTGCTCTCCGGGCTTCTCTCGCAGCCCTACCGCATCCAATGGTCTGGTCTCAATAACTTCAACGCCTCGACCTCGTGGGATAACGTAACGCTCGGCTCCAACTATCAGGATTTCCCTGACGGCGGCATTGTCCGGGGGGTTGCCGGCGGTGAGTTCGGGATTGTGTTCCAGGACCAGGCGATGCGGCGCATGTCGTATATCCCAGGGTCCGCTATTATCTTCCAGATCGAACGCATCAGCGATCAGGTCGGCTTGTTTGCCCCATACTCAATCGTTCGGGCCGGCTCAACGATCTTCTTCTATTCCAACCAGGGCTTTCAGAAGATCGATCCCGGCGGCTTTCCGCAGCAGATCGGTCGCGAGAAGGTTGACCGGACGTTCCTGAATGATCTCGACCGCACCAGCCTGCAATTGATGATCGGCGCATCAGATCCGCGCACCACGCGGGTTTATTGGGCCTATAAATCAGGTGCCGGTTCTGCCGGCGTGTATGATAAGATCATGGGCTATGACGGCGCGTTGGCCCGGTTCTTCACGATCACAATCTCAGGTGAATATCTGCTCGGTATCTCGCAAACCGGCCTGACACTGGAAAACCTCGACACGATCTCGTCCTCGATCGACGCCTTGACGCTGAGCCTGGATGCCTATTCGACGGCGGTTCAGCCGGAAATTGCGCAGTTCGATATCACGCACAAGCAGGGCTTTTTCCGTGGTTCCAACCTCGAAGCCACACTTGAGAGCGCAGAGCAGGGCACGGACGGCCAGCGTATTCATATCGATGGCTTTCGGCCGATTACGGATGCGGCGAGCTTTTACGGCTCATGTTCCTCGCGTGAGACGCAGCAGGCCACACCGGGCCAGACGGCAGAGATCGCGATCAACTCGCGAACCGGGCGCTGTGACTTCCATCTTTCCACGCGCTATTCGCGCTTCAAGGGCAGGATTCCTGCTGGAACGAACTGGACCTATTGCGCTGGCGTCGAACCCTCGATTTCGCCTGATGGTGAAGTGTGATGGCAACATATGTGCCAGGCACGCAGGAAAAAGACCTATCCAAGGTCATCATGAGCCTGCAACAGGTTGGGTCTGGTCTCGATACCGTACAGGGTCAAACGACGGGCTACGAGGCGGCGTGGACTGCCTTTACGCCAACGCTTACCTCTGCGAGCGGAACGCTTACGACGGCCTCTGCATCAGGCCGGTATAAACAGATCGGCAAGACGATCTTCTTCTCGATGACCGGCATCATTACGACCAACGGGACGGGATCGAGTTGGCTGCGGTTTACGCCTCCGGTTGCGCCGTTGAGCACGGGGAATTTCACGTTCGATTCCTACAACGTGACGGACAACATTTTGCTGATGGGGCGCTTTCTCGCCGGAAGCTCCAATATCGACGTATTCAAGACAGACGGCACGTATCCGGGCGCCGATGGCAAGACTTACATTGTCAGCGGCGAATATGAAGCCAATTAGTTTGATCTGCGTTGACCCTGCAAGGGTTGACGAGATCTGGCCGCATGTCAGGGACAGGCTTCGAGCTGCAATCGACAATACAGAACTCTCAAGCTTTGACGATCTTGAGGCCGATGTGTTCACCGGCATGCAGCTTATCTGGCTTGCATGGGATGGCACCGAGATCATGGCAGTTGCCACGACGCAACTTGTGAAGCCGCGCAACAAGGTTTGCGTGTTGACCGCGTGTGCCGGCCGTGATCGTGAGCAATGGTTGCCGCTTTTTGAAAAGATCGAGCAGTACGCTCGCGATGAGGGCTGCACGAAGATGAGAATTTACGGCCGAAAGGGCTGGCAACGTGTGCTGGATGGCTATCGCGTCGAGCACGTTGTTCTAGAGAAGGCACTATAATGGGCGGACAGTCTTCCTCCACACAACAGCAGAGCTCTACGACTGCACCTTGGGCGCCCGCGCAGGGGCAGCTTCAGGGTATCCTCGGGCAGTTGAATGGCTATCTGCCGCAGACCTCACTCAACGGCACGCAGAGCAACGCGCTGAACACGATTGAGCAGAACGGATCAAGCGTTGGTCAATATGCGCCTGCCGTGCAGGGTCTCACGTCGAACCTGCTGAATGGTGGCGGCGCGATGAACCAGGCCGGCGCGGTCAACCATAACTATCAGAACTATTACAACGCGACCAATCCGCTCGCCTCGAATACGAACTATGACCCGATGCAGACGCCGGGCATTGGAGACCAGCTTTCGGCACTGAAGAACAACATTACGAGTTCGGTCAATGGCCAGTTCGCGGCAGCCGGCCGTGATTTCTCGCCGGCCAACAGCACGGCACTTGCCTATGGCCTTACGTCTGGATTGGCTCCGGTTTTGACCGGACAATATAACCAGAACGTCCAGAACCAGCAGGGCGCGGCCGGCAATCTCTATAACGCTGGCAATACCAATTCCGGCATTCTCGCCGGCCTTCAGCAGCAGGATCTTGCCAACCGTGGTGCTGGCGTCAGCTCGATTGGTGCTGGTCAGGAAGCGCTCAATTCCGGCGCATCGAACACGCTTGCGGCAGAAGCCCAGCGGCTCGGCATTCCCTTGCAGAACCTTGGCATGCTTTCTGCTCTTGTCGGCGGGATTGGGGGGCTTGGTTCGCAGTCGAGCGGGACTAGCACGGGAACGCAGCAGATGAGCGGTGCGCAGCAGTTCGGCACGATCATGCAGGGGATTGGCGCACTCGGCAACCTCTGGCCGAAGGGGGGGAAGTAGATGGGGCTGCTTGACTCTCTTTTCCAGCCTTCAACCTATGGCGGGCAGGGCGGCTTGCTGGATCGGCTCCTGCCGTCACTCGGTAGCTATCAATCGGCCGGCTTCCAGCAACAGCAGCCGGATCAATCGGCTCAGGCCGCGCCCATGGCTATTGGCGGCTATCAGATGCCGCGCATTGGTAATCCAGATCAGTTCGTCCCGCAGCAGGCTATGACGCCCCCGACTGCTCAGCCCACGCAGGGTGCGTTGCCTCAACAGCCTCAACAGCCTCTTCCACCGGCTCTCGGGGGTAATTCTTTTGGGGGGAATTTTGGTGCTGGCCTGCAAAACTTCGTAAATGCAGGCGGTCCTCTTCAGGCTCTAGCTGGCGGGATCACTGGCCTTATTACCGGGCAGCGTACCGACCCGCAGGGTATGCAGCAGCAGAATCTCAAGGCTCAGTATGATTCTTTGGTGCCGGTTCTCGGCCCGCAGAAAGCGCTTTTGGCGGTCATGAACCCGGAAGCTGGCAAGACCCTACTTACTGAGGCGCTGACTAATAAGACCGATGTGAAGATGGTCAAGGATGGCTTCGGTCAGGAACATCCTTATAGCTGGAATCCGATCACTCAGGAATTCAAGCCGCTGACTTCTGGCACCTCTGGTGGAGATGCGCAGAACTTGACGGACAAGATCTCTGGAATGGCGCAATCTGGCGCATCGCGCCAGCAGCTTTTGCAAACGGTTCCCTCAGAATATCGCGGCCATGTTGAAGCCGTCTTGGATGGTCGGGCCCTGCCCTCAAATATTGGGCGAGGTCCGGCACGCGCCGCCATCATGGCGGCTGCGCATGCGATTGACCCGACGTTTGACGAATCAAACATCCCGCTTCGGTTCAAGACGCAGGGCGATTATGCACCAAATGGTCAGTCCGGCCGCTCCATCGTCGCGCTAAACACTGTCCAACATCATATCGGCAAGCTGAGTGATGACCTCGAAAACATGGGGGATACGGGCTGGACAGCCCTCAACGCCATTCGCAATGATATCGCGGTAAACACGCCGCTCGACCCCAAGCAGGGCACGGCAGTGCAGGCGGTCCAAGATGACATCAAGGCCGTAACGGATGAAATGTCGGCGGCGTACAAAGCTGGACGCGTCTCCGACCATGAAATTGAGGCTTGGAACAAGCTTGCGAGCTCTAACCTTCCGCTGCGCCAGCTTAAGCAAGGCATCAATGATTTTGTTGGCCTTTTGAACGGCAAGCGCGACCAGCTCAACGAAACTCATCAGGCCATTCTCGGGAAGGAAGCTCCCGGCATCAACAGAGAATTGAACGATGCCATCACTAAGAAGGTGACGGAGCGTAATAGCGGCATAAGCGGCGCGCAGGCTCCTCAGATCCAGGAGGGGATGACCGCGACCAATCCGCAGACCGGCCAGAAGATCACCTTCCGCAACGGGAAATGGCAGTGAGCGCACTTCCTCCGGGCTTCGTGTTGGATCAGCCGGCGGGCCCTGATTTGCCTGCTGGCTTCGTGCTCGATAAGCCCTCGATGGGCGAGGATGCCGCGAAGTCTGTCGGCGCCGGTCTCGGGAATGCGACGATCAGCACGCTTGGCATGGGTGGCGACGCCCGCGATCTCGCGACGAAGGGACTTGACCTGGCCGGCTCAAAGTTTGGCTTTGATACGTCCGGTATCAAGTCGGCGGCTTCTGCGGCATCTAAGATCATTCCCGGTCTTGGTGTACTCGCAAATGCTCCAACGTCCGAAGATATCCGATCGACCGTAAAAGATCCCATCGTATCGCCCGACTATCAGCCGCAAACTGGACTTGGGAGCGTTTTGAAGACCGGCGCGGAATTCCTGCCTGCGATGGTTGATCCAGAGCTCGCAGGACCGGGATTGCTCAAGACAGCCGGCAAGCTGTTTGCAAGCCGTGTGGCGGCTCCTGCGTTAGCCAGCGAAGGCGCTGGAGCGCTGACACAGGGAACGGCGGCTGAGCCGTATGCACGCGCTGCCGGCGCACTGCTGGGCGGCGCTGGGGTTGCCAAGGCCATCAACTCGATATCAGAGGCTCGCGCGCTGAAGGCGGCAACGCCTGCACTGGCTGATGTGAAGTCGGAAGCCACCAACGCTTACGACGCCATGACCAGCCGCAACGTGGCAACGCCAATCCATCAATCGACGCTGGACAACCTAGCCGACGATATTACCCAGGCCTTGAACAACAAAGGTATCCGACCCTCGACAGCCGATAGCATCCACAAGGCAGTTGCCGAGATCAAAAGCCCCGCTACGGCTGGCGCTTCCGATGTGGCTGATCTTGTTGCGGCTCGCCAGAACGTGAAAAGCCTGCTCGGCGCTCCTGACGCCAATAAGGCCGGAGCATTTGTCGCTCTCGGCAAGATCGAGAACGCGATCGAGCAGAACTCGCCAGGCACGATGGCGAAGATCCGCGAAGCTGATAAAAACTACGCGGCCGCGAAGGCAACGGAAGCCCTCGACAAGCGATTGGCTCGGGCTGATCTCAGGGCGGCCGGCGAACACTCCGGCATGAACGTCGGCAACAAGATCAGGCAGCACGTGGCGAACTACCTGCTGAGCAATGAGGCCAAGTATCTCTCGCCCGAAACCAAGGCCGACCTCGAAAAGATCGTCAAAGGGACGGCGAGCCAGAACTTTGTTCGCCACGTCGCAAACCTGCTCGGCGGCGGTGGCGGTCTAGGAATGCTTGCCGGCGGTACGGCTGGTTATGAGGCCGGCGGGTTGCCTGGCGCTATTGCCGGCGCCGCCGCTGGTAGAGCCGCGAAGATGTTCAACAACCGGGCTGTCGTGAAGCAGGCAGAACGTGCAGCGGAAGCTATTCGGCGCCGCTCTCCGCTGGGTCAAGCCAATCCTGCGATCTTGCCTCCAAAGACGAGCGTGGCGCTCTCAGCGCTGCGGCCGGCGCTTCTTACGAGCCCATATTTCGGCAACGTCGTTCCAGATCAGCGTAGCAAGTAGCGCGAAGCCGCCGCCGATAACAGCCGCCAGCATCTTGTTTGGTGTCAGGTCGAAATAGATGTTCGCCGAAATCACAGCAAACACGATCAAGGACTGAACGAGCCACCACATGTCTATTCTTGATCCTCAATATCTGGACGCGATCAAGGGCAGCGAAGGCTACACCCCTCAAGCGCAATGGGATTACAAGCAGTCAAGTTCCGGCTATGGCACCAAGGCCCAGCCGGGCGACGAGAATATCCCCCCGGATCAACTCAAGGCCATTCACGAGCAGCGCTTTAGCGATGAAGTAGGGAAAGCCGCCGCTGCCGTCGATTCCTTCGCCCCGAACCTTCCTCCGGGTGTCAGGGCCGCTCTAACCAGCCTTACATATAACGCGGGACCGGCTTGGCAGCAATCCGGGCTCGGTCAGGCCGTCAAGTCCGGCGATCTCGACAAGGCCCAGCAGATTTTCCTTCAATACAACAAGGCTGGCGGTGAGGTTAACCCCGGCCTTGTCGCGAGGCGCCAGAGAGAGGCGCAGTGGTTCGGGGGCAGTCCCCAGACCGTGCCACAGACCGCACAGGCAAGCCCCGCTGCGGCTCCTGGCGCCCCTTTAGCCCCGCCCATGGCGATCACCCCGCAACTACCATCCGCTCCCGTCTTTGCCCCGCCTCCGCAGGCTCCGCAACAGCAGGTACAGGACGCCCCAATGCCCGCCTTTGCTCAGATCCCCGATATGCAGGCGCCTCCGATCTTCTACGCACCGCGCAAGCCGGTTGCCCTTTCCGCCCTCAAGAGCGCCTTCCGCGCTCCCGTATTCCCAAGAGGATAATCTAAATGTCTACGACTGGAGTCAAATCGTGGTCCCAGACGGCCGCTACGAATGCGAGCGCCGACAGCACGGTCAATTGGGCAGAAGGACAGGCACCCTCAACCGTCAACGACTCCGCCCGCGCCATGATGGCCTCCGTCGCGAAGTATCGCGATGACATTGCAGGCGCGACTGTTACGGGTGGTGGTGGCAGTGTCTACACTCTAGCGACTTATCAGCAATTTCAAAGCCTAGCCGAAATGAACGGGCAGATTGTCGCGTTCACGGCTAGTTTCACGAATACCGGAGCGTGCGCGTTAAACGTCGATAGCCTTGGCAATAAAACAATTCAGCTTTCACCTGGGGTTGATCTGCCAGCCGGCACGCTCGTTAGCGGCGTTCCTTATGTAGCACTCTATAACGCCAGCGCCGGCATTTTCTATCTTCAGAATTTTTACGGAACTCCCTATAGCATCCCGATCGGCGGGATGATGCCATTCATCGGCACGACCGCGCCCAATTCAAGCTTTGTGTTGCCATACGGTCAGGCGATCAGCCGAACAACCTACTCTGTCCTGTTCGCGCTTTGCGGAACTTCATTCGGCACGGGCGATGGCAGCACAACGTTCAATCTCCCCGATCTGCGAGGGCGCATCCCGGCGGGCAAGGATGACATGGGAGGGTCTGCGGCCTCTCGTTTGACCGCAAGTTATTTTGGAACGTCGGCCGCCGCTCTCGGCGCGACGGGTGGTTCGCAATCACAAGTTCTTGTCACCTCAAACCTGCCACCTTACACCCCGGCTGGCTCGGTGACCACAACCATTTCGTCGCCAAGCGGAGGCCACGGATTCGTGCCTGGTGGCGCTGTCGTCGGCTATGGCGGCGGTGAAACTGGCGCGGCGGACTTTACTCTAGTCTCTCTTCTGTCCGCGAGTTCGTCATTTACTGGTACAGCACAAGGCGGCAGCAGCACGGCATTCGCTATCGCGCAGCCGACCATTATCATGAATTATCTGGTGAGGATCATCTAACTACTGCCAGTCAGCTCCGTATTCCTTCTTGAGGTCTCTGTAAGCCATCCTTGCGGCGATCTTCTCGACAGTAAGACAGATCGTAAAGGCGGCGCTCAGGGCAACGATACAGGCAATCCAAGCATTAGCCCACTGCCAATAGATATTTGACCCTGCGACGACGCCCACGGTCAAAAGAGCCAAACTATTCAAAAGCAATCTCATAGACTCCTCCCAGCCGGGAGCGAGTCTAACCCCACAACCTACGGAATAGCAATGGTAGACCTCAACGCCCTCACTGCGGCGAATGTGAAGCGCTGGGCCGCTGCTAAGCTGACCCGCGTGGTGGAAGCGAACAATATCGCGCTGCACCTGTTCAAGGCCAAGGCACGGTATCAGGCGGTTGAAGCCAAAACGGGCGTTCCATGGCCGGTTATTGCGGTCATTCATGAACGGGAAGCGTCCCAGAACTGGAATACCCAGCTCGGGCAGGGCGATCCGCTCAACTCGGTCTCGGTCCATGTCCCCGCCGGCAGAGGGCCGTTTAAGACCTGGGAGGAGGGCGCCTATGACGCCCTGGTCAACTGCGCTCCTCATCTGGCCCGACAAAAGGACTGGTCTCTCGGGGCCGCTCTGACGGCCTTGGAGACCTATAACGGCATTGGCTATGCGGCCAAGGGTGTCCCGTCTCCCTACCTATGGGCCGGCACAGATCAATACCGCTCTGGGAAATATGTCCGGGATGGCGTGTACGACCCAAGCAAGGTCGATTCCCAGATGGGCTGCGCCGCGCTCCTGAAGGCGCTGATGGCACTCGACCCGACCATTACATTCACGGGCGCCAAGATTATCCCGATCCAGCCCAAGCCCTCGACACCATCAGTCACCAACCCTGCGCCTGGTTCGATCGGCGCGTTCATCGCATCCATCTTCAACGCCATCTTTCGGAGAAAATAGCATGTGGGATAAGGCCAAAGCTGCCGCCAAGTGGGTCTGGAATTGGATCACGGTGCTTACTGTGACCGTGCTCGGCTTTCTATCTATTGCGATTGATTACCTCGATCAGTTGGCCGGCGTCGATCTCACTCAGATCATGACCCAACGACGCGCGGCCCAAATCTCGCTCACCGTGGCCCTCACCAAGGGTATCGTGGCGGCCTACAACGCCCAGAAGGCTAAAACCTAGTGTTCGCCTTCGCATCCCTGATATTCCAGTTTCTTGGCGGCCCTGTCGCCAAAGCGCTGGTATCGGCATATCAGGCGCATCTTACGGCGACGACGACAGACAACCAGACGGCTGCCGAACTCGCTGGCAAGGAGATCGGCGCCCAGATCGCCGAGACACAGGCCATCACGCAATACCGCATCGCAGAGCTCGGGCACTGGTCGGAGCCTGACAAATTGATGGGCTACTTTGTGGCGGCTTACTTCGGAAAGCTCCTGATCTGGGACAAGGTGTTGGGCCTCGGCACGACTGATCCGCTGGCGGGCTTCGCCGCAGTCACGGCAAATCTTGTCGTGTCATTCTACTTCGCCAAGCGCGGTTTCGAGAATGTTGCTCGGATCATCCGCAAATGAACAACCTTCTACCACAGAGCAAATTCGAAATGGTCACTGATACGGGCGCGGTCGCCGCTGCCGCAAGCCCTTGGTGGTTGCCTTGGTTGAAGCATATCTCAGATGACGCAGCGCTGATCCTGCCTATCCTCGGTGTGGCGTGGCTCCTGCTTCAGATCACTCTCAAGATACTGGAAGTGCGGCGTAGAGGATGATCTTCCTGGTTGGGCTTCTCCTCGCCGGCACACCAGACATTGATTGCAGCAAAGTTAGGTTCTTCGTCCAAACATATGGCCGATCAGAAGCGCTGCGTATCGCGCGCAAGTGGTACAGCGACGACCAAATCAAAGCAGCGGAGGCTAAGTGCTTAAAGCGATGATGGCCCTAACGGGCCTTTTTCTTTGCGCGGGCGCCTATGCCCACGATCACAATCACCCGGATATGAACGATTGGTTCAAGTCTCTGCATAGCAAGGGTGGCGCATGGTGCTGCACGGGCGACGATGCAGATATCGCGGATTATGATCTGGTAGGAGACCACTACCGGGTACGGATCGGTGATGAATGGGTCGCGGTCCCCGAAGACGCCATCGTGCAGGGCGAGAACAAGGTTGGCGGCGCTCGCGTGTGGCACTACTACGCAGATGGGCACGCTAAGGTTCGTTGCTTCCTCCCGGATGCACTGACCTAAATGGGCAGTACTAATCGCAGCGAAAGTTGCTCCGATGAAGAATTTATGGCGCTGTTCAAGCGCTACGGCGCAACGGAGACGGCGGTAAAGCTGAAAATAAACGAGCGCAGCGTATACAAACGCCGCCGCAATCTTGAGAAGGCGGGCGGCTTAATCGCCGCCCCCACGACACAGTTAATCGATTATCCGGGCCGCTATCGCATCAACATCCAGAATGGGTCTGTCCTGATTGGCAGCGATTTCCATATCTGGCCCGGTGAGGCTTCAACCTGTCTCCGCGCCTTCAAGAAGTTCTGCGATGACATCAAGCCGTCCGCCGTCATCCTCAATGGGGACGTGATGGACTTCCCCAGGATCAGCCGGCATCCACAGAATTGGGAGACCGCGCCAGATCCACAGGAAGAGATCGAGGCCGCACAGGACCACCTCAACGACATTGTGCAGGTTTGCAAGCGCGGCTCACACAAGATCTGGACTTTGGGTAATCACGATGCCCGTTTCGAGTCGATGATTGCCAACTCTGCGCCTCAGTATCGCGGCGTGAAGGGCGTACATCTCTCAGATCACTTCGCGATTTGGCAGAAAGCTATGTCGTGCTTCATCAACGAAGGCGTTTCTGGTGGAGCAACCATGGTCAAGCACCGCTGGAAGGGCGGCATGAATGCGACAAGGGCGAACGCGCTCAATGCCGGCGTCTCGATGGTCACGGGCCACCTTCATTCGCAAAATGTTCGACCTCTTTCTGATTATAATCGCCATGATCGTTATGGCGTTGATACTGGTTGCGTGGCTGACAAGGAACATCGCGCGTTCGGGTACACCGAAGACTCCGCATTAGATTGGCGATCTGGCTTTGCTCTCCTGACGTACAAGGACGGCGTTTTGATGCCGCCAGAACTGATTACCAAGATAGACGCCAAGACCGTGTGGTTCAGAGGGGCGCTGCATCGTGTCTAAGAAGCCGGACTACTACCAAGTCAGCCATGGCGAATGGATCGTAGTGCCAAAGCGCGGTTACAAAGAGCAATGTTGCGATTGCGGCCTGGTTCACAAAATGAACTTCAAGGTGGATGAGAAAGGCCGCATCCACATTCAAACCTTCCGGGATCACCGCGCCACTGGCGGCGCTCGCACAAGGTTTCGTGAGGAATGAGGATCTACATCGCCGGCAGAATCCGAGGCAATCCTAAATACGCTGAGCAGTTCAGCCGCGCTGCCGACAGGCTGAGAATGCAGGGGCACAACGTTTTTAATCCCGCCGCAGCCAATCAAGAGGGCAGGCCGCTCAATATGATCATGGGCTACCTGCTGCCGCAGATCTGCGAACAGACGGATGCAATCGCTTTGCTCCCTGGCTGGTGGCGCAGCGGTGGAGCTCGCATTGAGTACATGCTGGCCCGGTATCTAAAACTCAAAATCATAAAGCTTTAGGAGACATCATGGGCTTTGGAGGAATGGGCGCTGGAAGGCGCTTTGGGGGGATGGGCATTCCCCTTGGGGGACTGAGCATCCCATTCGCACCTGGCGCGCAGTCTGGGATCAATTTTACTGTCCCCACCTACTATCGAACCGCGAACATTGCGGGGCTTAGGGTTGCCAGCGGCGTCGGCGCGTATTCCGAGGAAGCCTACGGCAACAGCATCCGCAACAGCACTATGGCCGGGCTTGTTGCGGGCACCATCGGATCTGGTGGATCTCTCCCGACGAACTGGCAGACGGCGAATAGCTCCAGCGGCGGAACGCTTGCCGTCGCCGTCGCTCCCTCAACCCTTGCTGACGGCTCTCCAGCCATCGACGTGACGCTGACAGGAGCGCCGTCTTCCGCCGGGCAATATATCCTTCAATTTGAAAGCACGACGCAGATCACCTGCGCGATCAACGATGTCTGGACGACCGAAGCCCAAATTTCGATCGTGGGCGGCGATCAAACAAACGTCAGTTCGATCTTGCTCGGGTTCATCGAACGAACGGCGGCGGGCGGCTATCTCAACAATCAATACAAGGCCATCAACTCGTTTTTGTCGTCCTATTCGACGCTCCAGAGTTCAACTAAAACAGTCGTGACAACAAACACGGCGCGGCTTTCTCCGATGATCTGGATCGGGCTCGGCACGAGCCCTGTCAACATCACCCTCCGCATCGGCAAGCCAAACACGTTCCTATCGAGTAAGGTTCTGTCTTATAGCTCTGCCGCGAGCCGCGCCGCGGACGCCATCCAGACGCCAGCACAAGGAAACTCGTTTCAAATCCAGGCGGTCGCATCGGCGTATGACGGAACACTGCTGCACGTTGTTGACGGCTCCAGCAACGCGCTGCGCATCTATAAGGCGACGAAATTGCTGTATGCAGTCGTCGCGACTGCCGGCGTTGAGGGTACTCCACAACTATTAGGGCGCTGGCCCGATGGCATGACGGGCACAATTGCTGTCACAGCGACGCCGGGCGGAAATGCCTCCGTCAAGTTCAACGGAAAGGCTGCCGTTACGATCACGGGCGCCGTCACCTACACGACCGTCTACGTCGGCTGCAAGTCTGACGGCTCTAACCAATGGGACGGGACGATCACTACACTGGGTCAGTGGAATGGCTCGCCAGTCATTTCACCAACCGTCGTCGGGCTTTTTGACGACTTTTACCGTGCTGATGGCGCGATCGGGAATCTCTGGACGGGGCAGGCGTGGGCGCAGGTCCCGGCAGCGGCCAACATCGTCGCTGCGACGATTTCGACGAATGCGCTGGTCGCTGCGGACAGCGGGCAGGCGACGACGGCGGCCTATAACGGCGTCGATTGCGGGGCCAACATCCTGCAAATGGATGCTCTGGTCTCGTGGGGCGCTGGTACGTCGAACAATGGATCGGTGACGCTGATCGCGAACCCGAATGGCCTATCCGCCGTCGCTAACATCACGACCGGCCCAACCGTCCATCTGTCCTTCACGGACTCGGCAGTCATCGTCTCGGTGTATTTGAGCGGCGTCATCAGCTCGATCGTGACGCTCACCTATCCGACCGCAATGGCCCATGACGGTACGGTCTACGCCATCGGATGGCGTCTCGTCCCGGCCTCCAATGCAATTTTGGTGTTCATGCCGGACGGTACGATTGCTTCTGTCGTTGATAGCCGGTTCGGGGCTTACGGCGGCAGATACGCCACATTTGAGCACTTCTGGACCGGGGCTGGCGCGGCCCGCCCGTCGATACTGGCTGCCTACGCTCGCACGAGCTAGTCCACTCCCTTCAAGGGACCTGATCGGTGGTGGCTCAGGGTAAGCGGTTATGAGCCATCCGCCGCTTTGATGGCTACTTCGGCTAAATATTCATAGCCAAGTCCCTTGCAGCCCTCTGGCACATCTGGAAGGTAAATGTCTTCGTTTTCGACTGGGTCATAGCGGAAGTGCGCTTCTTGGCATGCCTTGCATTCGCTGCCGTTATGTTGATAGGAAGCCTCGCGGGTGCAGATCGCCATGGCGACTCGCTTAGTTCGTTCGTCCATCATTCCCTCACTTGCGATGATTGCCCAAAAATTGTTACCCCGTCTTCCGCTCGCACGGCATGCCAGATCGCAGACCGTTGCGATAGGCCCAGCCTGACACCGCAGCGGGTGACCGGCCGACGAGATTCCCGATTTGGGAGAAGTTCAAGCCGCGCTCGATGCCCTCGCGGATCTTGGCCTCATCCTCTGGCGTGTAGAAGGGCACCTTCCACGTCGGCCCCCAGGAGCGGCCGTCCAAGATGGCGCCGATGTTCCTCCTGCTGACCCCGAAGGCCCTGGCAAGCTCAGCCTGAGTTTTCTGCCCCGCCTGTGACCGAATGTATAGAACGTCTTCCGGCTTCAGCTTGAAGCGAGCGCGCCCCATCGGCATGGACGTTCCATGCTTGCGCTTGTCGAGCTGGTTCTCAGAAGCCGTTTTCCATGAGAGGTGGCGCGGGTTAGTGCATCCTTCGTCGCCCATCCCGCACGAATGCGCCGGCTGATGGTCCGGCGATGGCGCTGGCCCGTGAGCCAGTTCGCACATGAAGGTGTGCGCATAATAGGCTTTGCCTAGGTGGCTGAAGCGCCCATAGCCCCGCGTCGTTGAGAACGGCCAAATCAGGCAATAGTCGCCGCTGTACTCTCGATGGTCTAAGAGCCACTGATAGCATTTGCCTTCACCTTTGGCCGTCACGATTTTCTCCTGTGTTTGTGGGGGTACAGAACTTGTCGCTTAGGATCGCGCGGGTGCGGGCTTGCCGAAGAGGGATTCGAAGTTACCGTCGGCGACGAACCCGCAGCACTTTGGACAATACTGACCCTCGTCTCCCATGTCGTCCACGTCAGGGGACCATAGGTGGTCGCAGGCATCGAAGTTGGCTTTGAACTCCGCATAACAGTCTTCGCAGAACCAGCCGTCAGATTGGCGCGTCATGTCCTCCAAAGGCACTTCCTTGTTGCAGTGCTCGCAGGCTTGCGTCTCAATCTCGTCCATGGTCTTTCCCTCCCTGTTTATGATCGCTGTAGGTACAGCTTTTCCAGTTTGTCCTGCATTTCATCGTACAGGTCATTGACGCGTTTCCACTCTGCGTAAAACTCGTCGCTGACATCAACTGTGTCATAAGTGCCTGATGTGTATTCAAGCAGGCCATAATCTGGGTAGCGTTCGTCTTGGTAAACTCGGACCTTCATCATCGCTCCCTGCTCAGGATCGCGGGAGTCCGTCGAGCCTTACGCACTCGCTTGCATAAGGATGCTGCGTTTTGTGAAGCCCGCTCGGGTGACGGAATCCAGCGGCGACGGCCATAGCTGCAAAAGCGAACGATGCGGCTTGGTAGGCCAGATCGCGCGGGAAGCCGAATGCCAGGCGATGGTCGATCACGAACTCTATTTCCCCGCCACGGTCATACATGGCGACGTGAGGCATAAGCCGACCATCGATAATGACAGAACAGCCTCCGTTCTCTGGCCCGGTCATCTCAGCGATCAGATCACGCTTAGGCTCGCTCGGGAAGTCCGTAACGTTGCTCATGTTAGCTCTCCGTTATCTGCGCCGCGCTCTCCATTCGATACTGCGGTCGCGCTAAAATCGTTGATTGGAGCGCTGGTGATAATCGGCCGCTCCCCTGAAACCCTCTCGATCATATCGCAGGCTTCCTGCGCCGCCTCGTTTGAGCCGAAAGCGATAAATGGTTCGGCCATGTACTTGTGGCCATTCGGCAGTTCAACCTTGCGGCCGATAATCCAGATTGTTGCCATGTGCCTACTGTCCTTGCCTCACCATTGGCCCCTAGTCCTTGTTGACGACCCCGAGCGGTCCGTTGATCTCGGTTAGGGCATAGCATCCATTGATCAGGCCGCACATATGCTCCATCAAGGTCTGCGCCACGTCGTTGCCATCGCCGTTGAGGTGGTCGAGATAGGCGCCGGCCTCTTCGATCGCGGCCTCGAATCCCTGCTTGAACGGGCCGTCATCGAACCCTTTGATGGCAGAGGCAAGGTGGATCAGCATCGCCAAGCAGTTGGCGTCAGATCCGAACGTCTCGCGCATCGACTTGTTCTGCTTGGTCGCCATGCTGTCCTCCTGTCCCCGCTTCACCGCTGAACCGGTCAGTTTGCAAGTCTGATTTCCACGCGCACAATGCGCCATCCTTCTTTCTTGAGGGAATCCCATTCCTGTCCGCAGGCCCGCACGAAAGCCGCGCGAGCATCGGCCGCTGTGTAGCCAATCTGGACATTCCCGGCGAACCAAGGAGTGCCCTTCTTCGGCGTGCAGAATGGCAAGTAACCAAAGGTGCTGTGCTTCACTAGCGTCATGCTCACTCTCCTCGTCGCAGTTAGGTGCCGGGGTCCATCTCGCCGACGATGACATAGCGTCGCCATCCGTAGACGGTAATCGACGGCGAGGATTCGCCCGGCTGCAAGTCGTGTTGATCCACGGCGGTGCCTAGATCGCGAGGGCGCTCGCACTCGACCACCTTGACGACGACCGGATAGTGCCCGTCGTTCACAACCTTGATGCTGGTGGTCATAGCTCTGGCATCCCTTCGATCATGTGCCGGACCATCGCGTCGGCCTGACTGGCGTCGAGTAGGTTGGTCCCGCTCGGCTTGCGCGTGAACGGGAATGGCCCGTCCTCTCCGGCGATCGGGCTGAAGCTGATCCCGTTGTCGGGACTGAAGTTTGGTGGCAACCGCCACATCAGGAATCGATCAACCATGTATTTGATCTGTGCTTCGGTCATCATAGGGGTTCCTCGCTCCTCACATCGCAGGGTTACAGCGCCTCAAGCGGCGCGATTGCATCGGCCGCGAACCAAGGCAGATATTCCTTGGTCGGCCGCCCCGGCTTCATGCTGATGGTCTCGACGACTGCCATCCGGTATTCGCCCCGATAGTTGCCCTTGGTGTCGAGGTCCGGCAGCGAGATGATGTCCAGGACGCGCTTGTCCATCTTGCGCCCGCGCATCCGGTAGACCTTTCCAATTTCGATCTGGTCGGGCTTCATCTCTCAGCCTCCCAACCGTGCGAGCCGGGCAGCCTCTCGCTCCATGCAGTAGGGCAGCGTCTGCCGGCGGTCCTTTGCCCATTCTGGCCGGACATAGCTTTCGGCGTTGTCGCCCATCTCGATCAGGTTGGAGTAGGCGTGCCCTTTGGGGCTGTCGGCCTTCTCGATCTCCCGGCGCTTGATCATCGCGGCGCGGAGAACGGGCCACCCCGCTGGATCAGTTTCGGCACAGATTGAGCCGTTTGTTCGTGAGTCGTTCATGGTTTTTAGCCCTTGTTTTGAGGGCTAAGCCATTGAAATCATGATGGCTCGGTTCGTTTACACCGAGAGGGTCCGCGGTTCGAATCCGTGACCGCCCACCATATTTCAAGGACTTAGCGCCACTCCATTTCGGTTCGGATCAGTTTCGGCACAGTTATCATACCTCAGACGCTTCGGATTGGAAGTCAGGATGGTGCTTCCCGTAGGTTGTTTCTAACACTTTCACAGTCATTCCGAGATGGCCCGCGGCTTCCCACAGATCGACGCCGGCCTGCATCAGCCAGGTCGCGCGGGTGTGGCGCATCGTGTGCGGGCTGACATCCTCCAGCTTGGCGGCCTCGCACGCGAGCGCCCATGACTTCTTGAGCGAGTCCACGGGCTTGCCGTTGTAGTGGATGACGTGCGGGATCTGGACCTTCTTGCCGTCCACCTCGACCACGTCCTTTGCCTTCCAGCGACGCATCAGGCGCACCACGGATCGGCCGAGCCTGACGGGCGGCTTGCGCTTGTTGGCGGCCTCGGTCTCGCCGGCAGCCTTCCGGTCCATCACGCCGCTGCGGAGGTTGATCTGATCCCATTTGAGATCGAGTAGAACGCCCGACCGCGAGCCGGTCTTCAGGCCGAGTATCACGAAGCGGTAGAGGTGCGGCCACTTCATCGCGGCCTTGCGCAGGCGCTTGGCCTCCTCCTGCGTCAACCAGCGCTCGCGCGGAGCGCCCTTGCCTGGCAGAGCGACTAGCGGCGCCTTGGCGAGCTGGGCCTTGTGTTCGTGCCAGTAATAGAGCGCCGCGCGCAGAACTTCGAGGTCGCGCCGAGCCGCGGCCTGTGGCCGGGTCTTCGCGTATTCCTCGCAGGTCGCAATGTTCACGTCGTCGGCTTTCTTCCGGCCCCAGAAGGGCGTCAGGTTGGATATGTTATGCGCCGCCTTGTCGGCGGCTCTCGTCTTCGGCAACTTCTCCTGCGCATAGACCAGGAGCACATCAGCAATCAGCGGCGACGCAACAGCGGGCGGCTTGTACTTCTTGGCTATGTACTCCGCGAGTTTCGCTTCAGCGCCCTCGTGGTCTGACTCAGCGCAACTAGTGCGGATGAAACGCGATCCGTCTCGGATAACCCACTGGCCTCGCTCCTCATCGAGATAGAGGCGGGCACCTTTCGATTTCCTGGGCATCGGTCTTTCATCTCTCGCACGCTGCGCAGCGTCGTGAACCAGCGCCGGCCGACTTTGAAAATGTGAACCTGATCTCGTTCAGCCATCAGGCGCAAGGTCGAAACCTTGATCTTCCCCCGATAGACGATATCGACGGCCTCTTGCAACGTAACCGGATCGTCTTCACCTGGATTCATGGGCCTATCTTACTAACGTAAATCAGAAATTGGAATGACTGACTTCAGCGAGTGGTTTCATCGTGTGTGCGTTCTGCCGGAGGGGTGCGCCAACGGCGGCTTGTCGGTAGCGCCGCGGATTGCGCTGACCAACTCGCCATAGCACTCCCGGCAAAGATCTATGCCGTCCACCTTGCTGCGCGCCGCGCCATCGCCGCCGAATACGACTTCCACGCATTCGACGATGCCTGTCTTCTGAACCTGCTTCCAGCAGTGGTCGCAGTTGTAAATTGTCTGCTTCATGGCTTCACCGCATTTCCAACAGGCGGCTGAAGGCGCCACAAAATCAGGTCTAAGCGCTCCGTAACGCGAAGCAATGCGCCGCGAACGTCTTTGTCACTGGTTTGCCCCGTTTCGATAGCGCCGCGGCAGTTTCTCACGCGCTGGCGAATCCACATCAAATCTTCGATCAAGTCTTCTCGTTCGGTCATGGCTACCTCGGTGTTCCCACAGGAGCATTGAAAGCCTTCCATGCCTCGACCATGGCAATCTCCATGGGGCTCATGAGGCAGCGCAGGCCAAAGCGATTGTAGGAAATCTCCGTCTTCTTTAGCGACGGCATTGTGTCGCCAGCGAACGGCTTGAGAGCCTTGCGAAACTGTTCAATTTTGCCATCATAACATTCGGCGCAGAAGAGATCGCCGATCAGACGCCAACCCTCGGCGCAGCCGGGGCAAGGTTCGGATGCAAGGGTGGTCATGGCTGCGGCACTCCTTTGACATCAATCGGCAACCGCTCGAACTCGATCCGAGTGACGATTGCGTCCGGCTTGCAATGGTGACTATCGGCAAACCACAGAACGAAATCCGTCTCACTGCGCCCAGGGAAGCCTTCGCGAGCGACTTCCTTTTCGCCATAGGCCAAATCGGCGCACATTTGGTTCAATGGCTCGCGGCGCACATTGACGACACGGATCAGGCCGAGCGGCTTGATCTTCTCCCCCTTCTTCAGCCCCATAGCCTTCTCAACAGCCTGGAGTACGTCACCGGTCTTCAGGTGCGTCCAACCCATGCGACGGGTGACATCCTTCGACCCGTCGAGGAATTGCGGCGTTGTCATTGAGAACGAGATGTTACGGGGCATCGGTGCTTCCCTGGGGAGTGCGCGTGAGCTGGTCCAGCGCGATCTTGCCGAGGTCGTCAAGACTGAGCGGGCGCGGGTCCTTGCCTACGGGCTTTGCGTGTTCGGCAACAGACACGATGTTAGCCGTGACGGTGATGGTCCCGGTGTCTCCGGTTTCCTCGCCGCTCCAGTAGAGTTCGCCGTTGGCAGCGATGCCACGTTCCAGAAGCCAACCGCAAAGCCATTTCAGTTGGGGGACGTATTCATAGAACTTCTCGTTGCCGTCCCAAACGATGTGCTCCAGCGTGTCGGCCGGCACCCACTGGAAATAGGCACGAATGCCGGTGATCTTCTCGGACTTGTCGCTGGCGGCGATCTCCAGAAGCTCTTTCGCCTCAGCCATCGTCAACTTGCGGCCGAGCCGGATGGCGCCAGTAAATTCGGTCGTGTAACCCATGGTTATTCCCCCTGTGCTTGGTGATGCGAAGTCACCGCCGGAGTCATGCGGCTACCGTCCGCGTGCGTGATGCGCCACGTGTCGGCCAGATGTTCGAGCTTGATGATATTCTCGTCGCTCAGATCATCGTAATAGGTATCGCAAAGGCGGGCGACTAAGCGGTGCAGCCTATCGCCCGGCTTGAACCTGAATTCGTCGCGGAGATAGGTCTCAGCGACCGGAAGGAGGTCCCGCTTCATGCTGCGGCCTCCTCGCAGTTGAAGGCGCCCTTGCCGTGGTTCTTGCCGCCGCAGGAGCACTCGCACTTCATGATGCGGCCAGTGGCATTGATGCAGCGGGCGTCACAAACGTGCTTCGAAGGGTTGCTCTTGTACTCGATGGTGCGCTCGACGGCGGTATAGCCCTGCCAGCCCTGACCAGCGACGAAGAACAAATCGGCCTTGGTGACGTAGCCGACGAGCTTGCCATCGCGCTGGTGTACGCCCTGCAACTCGGTGGTTCCTGCGAAGTGCTTGATCTTAGCCATTTGCTTGCTCCGTTCTGATGAATAGAAGATATCTGGTCTTGCGCATCATCTGATAGTATGTATCATACATATGATAGGCAGATACGCAAGAGGGTGATATGAGAAATCTTCCGAATCTTCCGGACGGACAAATGCCCCCAAAACTGGATGACGAGACCAAGCGCCTGAACATGGTTGCCCCGGCTTCGTGGGTGAAGAAAATCGACGACTGGCGACGGCAACAGCCGGATTTGCCAAACATTTCGGAAGCAATCCGGAGGCTCGTTGAAATGGGGCTAGAAGGTGCCAAGAAGGGCGGCAAGCATGGCCGCTAACGCCTTCATTTACGTTCTTGGGGGACCCGGTGGTCCTTGCAAAATCGGATGGACCGCCAGCATCAAATCCAGGATGGAAAGAATTTATGATCCCGCTGGCGCCGTCGAGCCGATCTATATTGCTGAAGTGGCCCATAATCTTGCGCTGAAGGCCGAGCGCTATGCTCATTGGCTTTTGCATGATCATCACTACCGGAATGAATGGTTCTCGGTTGAGCCAAGTGTGGCGATCGAGGCCGTTGAAAAAACTATGAAGCTAGACCTGACGACGATCGGGCGGATACCGCCGATGCCAGACAGGCACAATGCAACCCGCTTTCCAGGCGGCACGCTGGACCGTATCGACCGGGTGCTGGACCCGGACACGAATGAAAAGCGCTCGGATTTCATTCGGGAAGCCGTTGAGAAGGAGCTGCTTCGGCGGGAGAAGAAGCGCTAGGGGCGCGATGCTCTGGGCGCGAGAGCGGGGAAGTGAGGCCGTGCACCTTTATCCAGCCGGTGCCATGCTCAACCCAAGGCGCTGGCAGATCGGGCGCAAGTTCGGCAATGAACTTGCTGTATCTCTCAACACTCTGAAGAGCCCACGCCAAACCCTCGCGCGCTAATACAAGCTGGCACTCGACGCACGGCTCCTTGAACGTCTTACCGTGGCTGCACCCGCTCATTGTGCGCCTCCATGAGCGGCTTGGCAGGTATCACATACCGAACCGGGGTCAGCCTTTTGATGCGAGCATGGGCGCGTTGCTGAACAGCATCCTTCGGCGAGCGCCGGTTCTTTTGCCGCTTTAAGCGGCTGATAGTTCTGCGCAATGGCCGCTTTAGCCACTCCCACATTGCCGGCAGAACAGCGCGAGACCCCGCAATCTTCGAACGCGACTTCGCGTGCGCGCCGAAGCATGAACTCCAGCGCACCTTCTCCATCGTCCGGCCAGCCTAGAGACTTAGCCATTTGGAGCAGATACGCGCCCGTGCGTGTTTCGCGGTCGTTGGTGACCGGCTCCGGCTCAACGTGGTTAGGGCAATCCTCGTCGCAGGGCTCACGTACTCCGCAGTCAGGACATGTCTCGGGAATGATCTCGACCGGAGCGGCTGGCGGTTGGGCGGCGAGGTCGGCTTCCAGTTCCTTAATTCTCTCGGATTGCGTCTCTATCGTCCTGATGAGGGCTTCTTCTTCCGCGAGGTTTAGGGCATACGGCTTCGCCGGTTGTTGGACACCACCGAGCCGCCCCACCTCTTGGCCGAGCGTCATGATGTCCTGGGCCTGAAGGCGATTGCGTTCGCGTAATCGCTCGATCTCGTCGGCGGCTTCCCTCAAGGCCGGAATGGCGTGGAACATTCCGCCAATAACCATGGCGTCACGATCGCGCAGCCTATCCACGATGTCAGCGGATCTGTCGTGATGCCCGGTCATCGTAGCGCTCCCGCAATGATTGCCAGTAAAATCGTTAGGCCGACGATCTCGCCGAGAAGTCCGAGGAATGTGTACATGTCAGCCGCCTTGATGCTGTTGGAGAGAGAACGACAGCCCCTCCATTTTTCTGAGGGACTTTTTGAGGGACGCAATCTTCTTGAGCCGCATCTGTTCGGCATGGGCGACCGCCTGAGCCTCATTGGCGTGCCAATCGTTGCCGCCATAGAAGTGGCTGCGTTCGTGCCATTCGCCAAAGTGACTTCCCTTCTTCGAGAGATAGCCATCGCCGGTTTCCTCGGCACCCTCCAGGGCGAGGATACCTTCAGTGAGCGCGTATTTCGTGATCCAGTGAGTCATGGCTATGCTCGGTTCGGAGAGGGAAGTATCGTGCCGGGGTTCAGCGCTCTGCGATCTTGCGGGCGCGCTCCAGCGCTGCACCGAAGGTGTGCGGCGTCGTCTGAGCGATCCGGTTGAAGTGGCGTGGCAGTTCACGGCAGGTGCTATCGCTGAAGGTTACAGTGCCCGTTCCGATCATATTGATCTTGAAGCCGTGATCTTCGAAGTACTGCCCGAGATAGCACTCGTTGCACCAGAAATCGTATTCCTTGTCTGTCGGCTGCTTCTCGGCCCATGCGATCAGGCTCTCCAGCGAGAATGGATCAGCCTTGATGTGCGTCTTTTCCCAGTCCTTGTTGTAAAGCATTGGTCTCTCCTGCGTTTTTTCGGAATTCAGAGGTCAGGCGATGAGAGCGCCGAACCCCTGGGCTCGGCGAGGGGGCACGCGCAAAGCCAAACGCAGTGCGCCGAGTAGATGCCGTGGCCAGTGCCTTCCAGCGTCGGCAGCGCCATCCACCCGCAAAGCAGGTAGTCCGGCACGCGCGAGTGAATGACCCAGCGGTGGAAGGTCATAGCTCGAATGCCTCCTGCTTGGCGGGCTTCGACGGTTCAACGAACATGTCAGGCTGACGCAGAGCATCGGACACGCGCTTGCATGCGATGTCGAAATATTTCGGCTCGATCTCGATCCCGACAAAATTGCGCGCATGGCGGACTGCAGCAACGCCGGTCGTTCCACTACCCATGAACGGATCTAGGATAGTCTCGCCGGGCTTGGACGAGTTTTTGACCCACACTTCCATGAGCGGGACAGGCTTCTCGGTAGGATGTTCGCTGTCATCCTTCTGGAATAGTGAGGTGAGGTTCTTTGAGGAGGGGTCGTAGATCGTGAAGGCTTTCCCCTTGAACATGAACAAGGCGAATTCGGTCACATTCTGATAGTACTTGTTCGGAAGCGCGGCCCTCTTGTCCCAAACGAGGATCGTGTGCAGCCGGAATCCGGCGACCTCTGCAGCCGTTTGCATGGACTTAATATTGCGCCCGTTCGACATGAAATAAGCTTGGGCATTGTCGCGCAGCGCGCCGAATACGAGGGGAAGCCAGTCATCGAACGAAATGTCGCAGGTGACGATGTCGCCCTGGTTTCCGTAATCCTTCATCCAGCCGCCGAAGCCACCTTCAAGCTGCAGGTTCGAGGCGAATCCTCCCTTCGAGACCAAATAGGGTGGGTCCGTCACCACGGCGTCCACCTTGCGGAGCGTCGGCATGATCTCCCTGCAATCCCCCAGGTATAAGGTCACGCCTTCGGCTATGGTCTCAATTCGGCTCAAGTCAAAATCCCTTTGTTAACAGGGGTGGCGCACATACGTAGCGAGACTCGTTATGCCCTCAGATGTCCGCGCCGTTGATGAACCAAACAACCCCGGCAACCACGACCAAACCCAAGATCAGCCACCACATCTTCTTGCTCCTTAGCTCTACGATTTGCTTTGCAATCAGAACCGGCATTACCGCGAAGCTAGCCATTGCGAACATGACGAGTGCGGTTTGAGGGTTCATCTTTCGCGATCTGCGTGAACGATAGTCCCGTCAAACTTCCGCCAAGACCTGATGGTGCGAGGCCTCTTGATGCCGTTGTGGCGATCCTGGATGCGCTTGGTCTTTGCGATCAACGGAACGTCATGCTTACGTGTCTTCTCGTCGTGGCAGGCGTGGCAGAGTACCTTGCAGTTATCCAATGTTGGTTCACCGCCAAGCCCGTCTGCAATGTCGTGATCGAAGTGAAACTTGACGCCAAACAATGCGCCGCAATTCTCATTCTCGCACTTGCCGCCCGCACGCTTGATCGCCTCGCGCTTGACGGCCTTGCTAAATTCTCGCCTCATGCCGCCGCCCCATCGTGAAACACCACGCCATGGTTAGCGCCGAATGCGCTGATGAGGTCGATCAAATCCGTCATCTCAGCCTTGGACAGATCAGACGACGACCGGCCAAGGCTCACAAAGCCGTTGCCATCCAGGTTCGGAACCATGCGAACCTCGCGCCTCAATGCGTCGAGGAAGATCAGCTTCCAGTCGTCGGCGGTCAGCCGGAGCCCGTGCCACTTCACTTGCGATGCAAGATCTGTCAGCATGGCCCACATACGATCATTCTGAGGAAGCGAGCGCTTTGGCGCCTTGAATTCGACGCGCGTTCCCTCCGGCAGCTTGGCTGCCCAGCGGGCGGCCTTCTGGCGTTCGGTGTCTTGTGTGAGAACTATAACGGCGCGTGTCATTGCTTCCCCCGAAGCGTCGGCAGATCAAAAAGGAATATCGTCGTCCATATCGGCATTGCGGCCGGATGAAATAGGATCGGGCCTCTTTGCCGGCGCTGGCCGCCCCTTGCTGCCAAGGGATTGCTGACGCGACTGATCGTCCTTGCGCTTGAAGGCGAGAGACAGAAACTGCCCCTTGCTGCCCTGCTTGATCCAGCCGGAGACGTAGTACATCACCCCGTCAATCATCGCCGTGCCGGTTCGATCAGGATGCGTGTCCTTCTCCTTCCGATCGTTTACGAAAACCGATCCACTGTTGTCGCGCTGCTCATAGGCCATTAGCCAGCCATCCTCATGTCGTCGCCAATCTCAAGCTGGCGAAGTGCTTGTTTATGTTCGTCGTAGACGCCGCGCAGAAACTCCTGCCAGTCAGACTTGAGAAGCGCGAAGCGATCCAGGAACGTTTTGCTCTCGCCGTATGCCCGGAGCGCCTTGAGGCTATCTGTCGCTTGGAGCTCGGACTGAAGCGCGGAGAAGATCGGCCGCTGCTCAGCAACGGTAAGCTTCTTGCCGGGCTCGACCTGTTGAATGTTGTCAACGGGCTGGCCGTGCTGATCCCGCTCGACGGGTGCAAAGACATCTTCTGGCCGCGTGACATGCGGGTTCGGCCGCTTGAAGTCCTCCGCCTCGTCCTCGGAATAGAGATCGCCATGAGCTGACAGAAGCTTCAGGATCACTCGATCTCGCGACCTTTTCTCAGCCATGGCTGCCATATAGGCGTTCTTGCAATTCTCCGGTGCCGCCTCGCCAAATGACCACTCCGTCACATCGCCCATCGTGGCAAACGTGCAAATGACCATGCTACGGCGCTCAAGGTCGCAGGCGATCACAGAAGGACGCTCAAACTTTATGCGGGCTTCTAGCGCGATACGCTCCAGCGCCTTGTGCTTGACGGCATAAGCCTTGCCACCAGGAACAGGCCATACCTCGTCTGCGCCGACTCCGTACTTTTCCATGAAGTCAGAGATTTCCCTCGGGAGCCTGCTCATCGCCGGAATCCCACCACGTTCGAGGCTTCGGTATCCATCGCGCGCAGCTCGGAAATGAGCAGGTCAATCCTCCCCTTGATCGACCATAGATCGGCTTCGACCTTCGGTGTGAAGCACGGCGCGGCGATTGCATCAGCGCGCAGCTTGACCAGCTCGGCGGTCGCCAGCCACGCATCACGCGCGGCCATCTCGACCTTGTACTGAGCTTGCTCCCGTGGAGTTAGCGGGTCTCCCATATCCTCAAACATTGCATCGCGCATCACATCCTCCAGATTTGTCATCGCATGCTCCCCAGCCAGAACATCCAGAATTGCAGGTAGAAATCCCATGGTGTCGCTACAGGGCGGCGCTTGGCTCGTTCTGCGGCGATGTCGTACAGAACGGCGCTCACAACAGGCCCCAAGTGAGAGTTGCGAACACGCACAGGCCAAAGCCCAATAGACAAAGGCTGTTCTCGATGATCTCTTGGCGGGTCATTCGGCATCCTCGATGAGCTCAACCTCTGCGCGGTTGAGCGGGGCACGACAAACGTTGCCCTCTGTGATGATCTTCAGAGCATCCCAATTTTCGACGTGCTCCATCGAGATGGATGATTGAGCCTCGCCAATGGCCTCTTTTTCATTCGAGGCCTCGACTTCGATTACGGCATAGCCGGCGATGGGCATTCTTACTGAATAGCGCGGCATTAGATGTTCTCCATCCTGAAGGAATTGGCGAACGCCTCGCCCTTACACATCGCGACGAAGTTGCGCTGTTTCTCGGTCAACTCCTTGTCGTCCTGAGCCCAGCGCTCGATAACGATCGAGGTGATTTCATCGGTAGCCTTGCGCCACGTTCCGGTCTCGCCGGAGAGGTCGGATAGGGCAATGATGCAGCGGAGGTCTTCGTATGCATCGCCATCAACTTCCTTGATGACCTCGGCGCGGCTCATCAGGTCGCCGTCGATCCAGGCTGACCATTTGCCGCGAACAAGAAGGAACTTCTCGTTGTGGCGAGAAGCGATCGTGCCGGCCGGAATAGTTCCGATCTCTTTGACGCTCTCTGGCGGAAGATGCTGGTTCATGATGGTCTCCCCGTTCAGGCGGCCTAAGCCGCCTTCCTCCGGTTGCGCTTTGCGGGCTTCTGAGCTTCCAAGAAATTCCACTTGGCGATCCACTCGATGTTCACTTCGAGGTGGCGACGGACTTCATCATCCGTCATGCCGCAGCCAGTGATCGTCATGATGTCCTGATCGATGCAGGCGGGATGGTTCTGGACTTGAGCCAGAGCGTTCAGGAGGTCTTGCCGTGCTGCGCTGAGTGCCATCTGTCGTCTCCCCGTTTCGATGGAGAGGATAGTTGCACAAGTCGCAACACTCTGCAATAGGCAAGATGCGCAACTAGCAACTTTTTTTGAGGCAAATAAAAACCCGCCGGAGCGGGTCATTTGGTCCGAAATGGTACTTATTGAGCGCGTTTGAGGGGGAATGCTGCCTCCAGGGTAGCCAACATCCGGTCAACCTCTTCCGGGTCTCGTCCCCTTACCATGCGCTGGAACCGCTGCACGTCTGGATCGGCGAAGATATCAACGATGTCGTCTTCATCGGGACCGACTGCGAAGTATTGCCCCAACTTCTTAGCCCAAGCAGGGGAGGGTGTCGCCGGCCGCTCCTCATCGAGCCAGCGCGACAACTGGCTTTTGTCTACTCCGAGGTCCTCAACCAACTTGCCCCTGGAGACGTTGTGGCGGGCCATGAGCTTCGCCAAATAGTGCGGGCGCCTGACCTGGCGCTTGGCGAATATCTCCGCCATGACGGCCCCGCCGGGCTTGTTGTGGGGTGTCCTAGACATGGTTGCGACAATGGCGATTCTTTCTTGCCATGTCGTTATCGACTTGCGCAACCAAGGTGCTTGACCTCGGTTGCTAGTTGTGCAACTATCCGGTCATGGACAACGACTACCTCAAGCTTCTTTTGGCCGAATACGGCCTTCGCCCCGCCGATCTCGCGCGCAAATGCGACGTTGAGAAAAGCACGGTGACGCGATGGGCTGAGCGCGGAATACCGCTTGTTCGGGTTTTCCAGATCGAGAAAAAAACTGGCATCCCGCGCCAGAAACTTCGGCCAGATTTCTTTGCGGAGTCGGTTTAATGACTCCCGCGCCGATCCATCATTTGAGTGAGGTTGTAGGCTTCCTGGGCCGCAGCATTCACTTCTCGGCTGCTGACGACGAGCTGATCCGCTCGCATCACGCAACTGAACAGCCAATGGACCGTGCCTCCTCGTCTGATACCGCAGACCATGCGGACATTCGGCCCATCGATCTCGGTAACGACCTCGCTGATCAGGTATTCTGGCAGCCCGAAAGTGTCTGGAATAGTGGCTGTCGGCTCCTCCAAGGCGCTCATTATTTTTGTCTCCCCGACGCATTAGTTGCAGCGGGAAATATTGGCACCCGGTTAACGGCGATGGCAAGTGAACTCTTGTCGTATCCGTTTTATTACGAGGGTTTACCCGTCGAAGTTGATTCAATTTGCGATGTTCCGACGAAGGAACTGCAATCATGACGCGGAACTTCGGCATTATAACTTCCAAGTCAGAATTGAGCCGCCGCCGACTGCTTGACGGGGGAACCAACACAGTCGGCGGCTCTCAGGGCGACAAATACGCATCGCCTAACGCAATTCGGTTTCCGGCGTCCTCTCTGCTGGCAAACTTGGCGCCATTGTTACAGGCGTCCTTTTATTCCCGCGTACAGCAAGCGCTGGTCGATTCCTTTGCGCTGCTGTTCTGCGTCTGCTTCGTCGTAACTCTTCTGCTGAGCGTCCCGCTCGCTGTCTTTCTTCTGTTCTTCGCATCGTTCTAGGACTCGCAGGGCGGCCAGGCCCAGCGTGCTCCATGTGTCGTTATCGTTGAGTGCTTCCATGCCGGGATTAATCGCATGGAGGATTGTGCAAGTGTCACCAAAGAATGGTCGGAAATCGCCAATGTCTATGGCAGCAACAACGCCCCGGATAGCAGCTCAGTTTCTCGTCGATCGCGCAGAGCGCCAGACCGGCTCGAGAATGGTCGCATATGAGGTTGTTGCGAAAGCCGCCGGCACTTCGGCCGACTGGATCAGGAAATTCGTGAATGGGAACGGCTCGGAAGCAAAGGAGCCGAAATGGACGGTTGGGTGGAACCTGATCGAACACTGCAACAGGGTGCTGTGTACGCGCGTTGAACAGGAGATCGAGACAGAGCGTCTTCGAATTGAAGATCTCAAAAGGGAAATCGATGCGGCTACTTCGCCTGTTAATCGAATGGTGGCGACTGCGCAGAGAGCGCAAGCGCCTGGAGCGGCGCCGGTAGGTCCGTTCCTTGGGGTTGACCCATAACGCTGAATAGCCCGCCAGCATCACACATGCGGGCCAGTATAGGAGCAGGGGACATGAAAGAGCCGATCAGGCTTTGGTATGATACTGAGGTCGATCAGCTACGCAAATACGTGGCTGACAATCTCTCAAACGCTGAAATCGCGGAGCGCACCGGACGCACGGTATCGTCAGTCAAGGCCAAACTGTCACGTATGCTTCTGCCGGCGCGTACTCGCCCGCAGAGGAACTGGCCTCCCGAAGAGATCGCCCAGCTTTGCTATCTTCGCGACAAGGTGCGGCTGAATTTTGATGAGATCGGGCGACGGCTTGGCCGGCCTCATTCCACTTGCTACCAGAAATATTATGACCTCAAGCGGGCTCCTCCGAAGAACAGGGTTGCGCCGCGTGAGCCAGTGGCTGCTGAGACGCATCGCGAGTGGCTGCATCGCATGTCGCTTTCGCCGGCGAACCTGACTGCGGCGTTCTTCGGCGATCCGCTGCCGGGGTGCTCAGCTCTGGACAAGAGGCGCCCATGACTCCGCTTCACGTCATGATCCGCAGGATGCAACGTCTTCCTGTCAAGCATCGCATTGCGCACATCAAATCGCTCCTGGCTGTCGAGAAGCCATATAGCCAGCGCCGAGCCGAGCTCGAAGACTTGCTTCAGGTTGAGGTTTTGAAGCAGTTGCGCCGGGAATGCAGGGGCGCGGCTTGAGCACCTTTATCCTTCCAATGCCGCCGAGCGTGAACGGCCTTTGGGCCAACGGCAAGCATGGCCGCCGCTTCCGCACGCAGAACTATGATAGCTGGATCTACGAAGCGGGCGCTGAGATCATGCGGCAGCGGCCCAAGAAGTTCGTCGGGCCTGTTGTGCTCTCCTATGAGGTTCAGGAGCCCGCTGGTAAGCGCAAGTTTGATCTGGGTAACCGGGAGAAGGCACTGACGGACCTTCTGGTGAGCCACCAGATCATCCAGGCAGATGACAATACGATCGTTCGCGAGATCAAGCTGAAATGGGCGCCTGATGTCAATGGCGTCCGAGTAACCGTGTTTGAGTTTTTCAACCGCGTTCAATCCCCGCAGGATGGCGCGGAGGCAGCTTGAGCAGACCTTGGATGCCCCTTTATGTGGCCGACTATCTGGCAGACACGGCGCACCTTAGTGCGGCGGAGCATGGAGCATATCTTTTGCTCATCATGCACTATTGGACGAAGGGAAAGCTGCCTGACGATGAAGAGGCCATTCGGAGAATTACGAGGCTCACGACCCGTCAATGGTCGCAATCTCGCGACGTTCTAAGGTCGCTTTTTGGAGACGGATGGTGTCACAAGCGAATTGACGAGGAGTTGGGCAAAGCCATTGAAAAGTCTAAGGTCAATTCTGCGAACGCACAGCGACGGCACGGCGAACGCACAGCGGACGCAGAGCGAACGCATACACAATCACAATCACATCTACAGGAAGAAGATAGGATAGTAGACGCGCGTGCGACCCGGAGCGCTTTTACCGATGGCTCGAAAGCGCTGAGTGCGGCGCTGTTTCGTGGGCTCTCGATCGGAAGCCCCTTGGAGATACCCCCCGAACTCGCCGGCGCCGATTGGCGAGCGATCGAGTGGGAGCGCGCTGGATGGACTATCGATCTGGTCGAGGTCGAGACTCGCCGCGTAGGGCCTGGAAAGCCGCTCAACTACTACGAAAAATGCTTCGCGAGTGCTTTTGCCAAACGGCAGGCGCCGCTTCCGATTGTCGAAATCCGCCAAGCTGAAACTCTAACGGTGACCCATGGAAAACCGAAAGCCGGAATCATTCAAGCCGCTGACAATCTCATCGCAAAACTTGCCGAGTTCGACGGGCCGGCAAGACCTGACGACATACGCAGCGATGCGGGCCAAGATCCTCCTCGGCTGCTATCGCACGGGTGAGGCCAACGATCCAGATACCTATGTTGCAGCGATAGCGGCAATCCTTGCGAGATATCCGCAGGAGGTTATGACCGCTGTGACGCATCCGGCGACGGGCCTTCCATCGAAGAAGGGCTGGCTTCCGACCGTCAAGGAAGTCGTCGATGCATGCAATGAAGCTCATGAGCCTATCCTGCAAAACGAACTTCGATTGAAGCGTATCAAGGAACAGATTGAACAGCGCGAGCGTGAGGAGCGTCACGAAAAGCCAACGATGGAGCAATTGAAAGCGAAGTATGGCGCTGATTGGGGAATTGGCTTCGTCAAAGATGAGGCCAAACGAGCCACTTTTCAGGCGCCAACGATTGAAAAACTTCAGGATCATTACGGGGCTAAGCCTGGCTATCTGCAATGGCTTGCCGACCGCAAGCGCGTGATGCGCGGCGAGATCGAGGATTATCCACAACCCACGGGGGCATCACATGGCTAACTTGGTAACGAATGTTCTAACGCGGCGGCAGCGCGAGGTTTGCGATCTGATTTGCCAGGGCAAGTCAAACAAGGAAATAGCCCGCGCTCTGGAGATCAGTCCCAGAACAGTTGAGGACCATCGATTGGGCATTACCCGGAAATTGGCTGTCCCGAATGTCGCAGCCTTGGTTCACAAGATCCTGAGCGCTCGCATTGCTGAGCTGGAGGCGATGCATGGGACGAATTGAAACATTTGGTCCCACGGCCGAACGCCTCGCCAAGGCGCAGGGCGACTTCGTAGTAGGCGACGACAAGCAGGGCACCAAGGTCTACCATTTTTTGGATACGCCCTTGGCGCGCTTCTACAAGCGCTTGGGAGCGGAAGATAAATCCGATGCCGCTACAGACCAGATCCGGCATGAGTTTGTCGCCCTGATGAAATACCGCGATCACTGGTATTATTCCGGCCTTGAGGCGCGCGTCGGAGCAATTGACATGGACAGAGTGCAGACCTCGGCCGGTGCATTGTCGGGTGGGGAAAGGCAAGCGCACCACATGCACGTTTACAAGAAGGCCGTAGCAATGCTGGGAATGTGGCCGTCGCATGTGGTCGAGCACATCGTTTGCCTGGATCGCCAGATTTCGCAGTGCTCCGCTTTTGGCATTGCGATCAGTCCGCACATTTTCCGCAAGATGCTTCGTGACTCTGCGAAGCGCCTCGTTGATTTTTGGAAAATCGCATGAAGCCGTATTCGACCGGATTCTCGTCCTTTAACGAATCATCTATACGCGCATTCAGCATCCGAAATTACGCCCGCATGGAGAAATCCAGAGCGGGCGTTTCCATTTCGCGCGCCCCTCAGCCACCCGCAGCGCCTAAAGCTCCCCTGCCGCGATAGAACGCGAGAGCGCTCATTAGGCGAGGCGGCGCGCGAAACCCCTTCGTTATACTAAAACCGCGAAAAGAGTATAACCAGATGACCACCGACCAGCTCAAGTTACTCGCCCGCATGATCCGAGACGGTCAGGCCAAGATCGTTGAGAAGGGCGGCAAGCTCGTGCCGGTGAGCAAGATCTGATGGAAACCGCGATCACCGTCCTGTTCGTCCTAATCGGGCTCGCAGGGGTTGGTTCGATCATTGGTTTTATTTTGCTGCTGACGGTATTCAATCCGTTTCGGAGCGGCCACTGATGGGCGGTTTGATTTGATGGCTGAAAACGTAGTCCAGCTACGCGATTGGAAGCGCCGCGAAGAACGCAAGGCAACCATGGATAAGCTTGTTGCTGATTCATGGGCTGAGATTGCCCCCTGCGAAATGCCGCCCGTACAGCCGAACTACCAAGCACCTGAGAAGGACCCAGCATGAAACTTTCATCCGGCAAGCGCAAGTCAATGCCCAAGAGCTCATTCGCTGGCCCTGGTAAATCGTTCCCTGTGAACGATGCCACCCACCAGCGTATGGCGATCTCAGGCGCAACCCGGTCATACAACGCCGGCAATATCTCCAAGTCCGAAGAGAACAAGATCAAATCGAAGGCTCGCGGTCTATTGGACGGAGTGAAGAAATGACAGTGGGCGTGTTCGACTTCAAGGCAATTGCCCGCAAGCTCAACTGTCAAGAGCAGAAAGCCGACTTCGAGGACAAGAACCCGAAGGCTGAGCCGAACAAGGTCGTTTGGCATCCGCTGTATGGTTATGGCGCCGTGCCGAATCCTACTTCGCTGGCCATAGCCCCCGAATGGGCTGAAAGGCTCGCACAATGCGCTCTGGATGCTTACAAGGCCCCGCTGGTAACAGCGAACTAGCAGCATGGTAGGACGCCCATTCCAGCCCGGACAGAGCGGCAATCCTGCCGGGCGTCCCAAGAGCAAGCCTTTCAAGAACGCTCTCCAGGAGGCTCTAAAGGCCGCTGGCGACAATGACGAAATGCTGAGGACTGTGGCCTTGGCGCTGGTGACGAAAGCCAAGGATGGTGACGTTCCGGCGATTAAGGAAATTGCAGACAGGTTGGACGGCAAGGTCCCCCAAGCGGTCATTGGCGGTGAGGACGATGACCCGGCCGTCAAGATGCTCCACCGCATCGAGCGCGTGATTGTCAGCCCTTCAAATCAAGACGGCTAAGGTATTCGAGCCGCTACTTCATCCCTCCCGATACAAGGGAGCGCATGGAGGACGCGGCTCTGGCAAGTCTCACTTCTTCGGTGAGCTTGCAGTTGAGGACGCGCTAAGGGCGCCAGGCGATTACGGCGAGGGCCTGCGGATGGTGTGCATCCGAGAGGTTCAACGCGACCTGACGCAGAGCTCCAAACTGCTGATCGAGGACAAGATCAGGAGGCTAAGGCTTACGGAAGCTGACGGCTTCAAGATCTGGAATGACAGGATCGAGCTACCCAAGGATGGGGTGGCGATCTTCAAGGGCATGAAGGACTATTCGGCGGACTCGGTGAAATCGCTGGAGGGCTTTCATCGGGCCTGGATGGAAGAGGCGCAATCGATCTCAGCGCGGTCGCTATCGTTGCTCAGGCCTACGATCCGCTCGCCTGGCTCTGAAATATGGGCGAGCTGGAACCCAACCCGCAAGAGTGACGCGGTTGATGATTTCTTTCGTGGTCCACTTGGGCTGCCGAAGGGTGCAACGGTTGTCCAGGCCAACTGGCGGGACAATCCGTTCTGGACTGCTGAGCTTGAGGAAGAACGCAAGATCGAACTGGAGCGCTATCCAGAGCGCTACGACCATACCTACGAAGGCGGTTATGCCGCAGCCTTCGAGGGCGCCTACTACGCCGCAATGCTCTCTGAGGCCAAGCGCCAAGGCCGCATAGGCGTTGTCACTGCCGATCCCCTGTTGCCGCTTCGAGCGTTTATCGACATCGGCGGCTCTGGCGCCAACGCTGACGCCTTCACCATCTGGATTGTCCAGTGGGTGGGGCAGGAAATCCGCATTCTCGACTATTACGAGGCGGTCGGCCAAGTGCTGTCTGCTCACGTCGCTTGGCTACGCAAGAGCGGCTATGAAAACGCCGTGCTGTATCTGCCACACGACGGCGTGAACGAAAACAATATTACCGGCAAGCGCTACGAAGATCATCTTCGCGATGCCGGCTTCAAGGTTGAGCCCCCGGTCAAGAACCAGGGCAAGGGCGCCGCGTCTATGAGGATTGAGGCCGTCAGACGGCTTGGTCCCAAGATGTGGTGGAATGAAGCAACAACGGAATCTGGCCGGCAAGCGGTCGGGTTTTATCACGAACGGAAAGACGAAACACGCAATGTTGGTCTCGGTCCTGATCATGATTGGTCGTCGCATGCTGCGGACTCGCTCGGCCTGATGGCTGTTTGCTACGAGGAGCCGGGCAGGGCTGCGAACTTCAACCGCTCGATCAATTACCCGCGAATTGGCGTGGCCTGATGATGTACGCGCAGCTCGGTCGTGACCTGTCTGATGGGGAGATAGTGCGGCGGCTAGTTATGTCTTTTGCCGACAATCTAACGATGCCTGTTCATTTTGTGCCGGCCGTCCGGATTCTTCCTGAATGCAAGGAATGGCCTCGTCGTGGGGTTATGGCCTGATGCCCAAGCTCTCCACGTCCGAGCTGCGCTCCCTGATCTCAACGCAGAAAGCGGACGCACTTGCGGCTACCCAATCAGCCAAGCTGACCCTAGAGCGTGAGCGCAACGATCGCTATTACAATGGCGACATGGAAATGGATCTGCCGTCTGAAATCGGCCGTTCCAGCGCGATTTCGTCTGACGTTGCCGATGTCGTTGAGGGCCTAATGCCACACCTCATGGACATCTTCGCGGGCTCTGACGAGGTTGTCAGGTTTGAGCCGGTTGGTCCAGAGGACGAGCAGGGCGCACAGCAGGAAACCGACTATGTGAACCATGTGTTTATGCAGCAGAATCCTGGCTTCATGGTGATGTACTCATTCATCAAGGATGCGCTGCTCTTGAAGAACGGGATTGTGAAGGTTTGGTGGGACGAGCGCGAGGAAGAGGAAAAAGAGACCTATTACGATCTCAATGAGGATCAGTTTGCATTGCTGGCGCAGGCTGTGATGCAGCCTGATAGCGGGTTGGAGATCATCGAGCATACGGTCAACAACGAGGCTGCCGAGCCCGCAGAGGCTACTAGTTGATGAACGCCATGATGCCGCAGCCTGCGCAAATGCCCGCACCAGCGGCCCCCGCTGCGCCTTCTATGCCTACGACAACGCACGATGTCACGATCCTCCGCACGCGGAAAT